TCTCGCCTGTAGCTGAAACACCCGTTAAAATAACGTTTGCTGATGTACCAGCTAGTACATTACCTATCGCACCTGAAGCAGAAACTCCTGTTACGGATACAGCGCATACGGGTAGTACAGTTACATTACCTACCGCACTGGTGCCTGCTACTCCTGTGACGGGTATGGGAGTAACTGAACTCCATGTACCTGCGCCCCATGTACCTCGTCCCCAACCTGTGACCGGATCGGGCATTACGCTATTCTTATAATAGAGGTGCTAGCACCTACTGCGGGAAAGGTAATGGTAAAGCTACCGTTAGTAGCGGTCTTATCCGCTCCAAAGTCTAATACACAGACCGAAGTATCTCCTGTAGTATCTTCGTTGTATATTAATGCTCCCCTAGCGGTAAGCGTAACACCCGGAAATGTACATGCGCCAAAAGAAGTCATGCCCGTAGTCCCAGAAGCACTAGGGTTTACTCTGTCTAATGCCTTACCTTTTGCGGGGTAGCTAGTACCATTGCTACTTACTTCGTTACTAGTAGTGTACCCAGCGGTTGCTGCGCTAATATCAGAAGAACTGGTATATAAAGCTAGCTTAAAAACATCTCCGCCAGATGCTAAAAAGTTGTGTTTACCTTCTAACAGTTCTTTCTTAAACGATGTACACATTGCCTGACTTATCGCCATTATAGTCTCCTAATAATATCAGCAATATCTTGCTGTTGGTTTTGGTCAAGTAATGCCACAAGCGTAGTTCTATCGCTTTCAATAGCCTTGTCCATATAATATTTTACTGCATTAAATACTTGTAGTTTAAACGCTTCAGCCTGTTCTTTTATTGCAGGGTGACATTCTCCACCCACAGATACTATTTGTTGGGTAGCTATATCCGCCCAGAACTCAGGATCATGCCCTTTATTGTTAGTAGTAGTGACTCCTACAGAGCCTATACTTGATACAGCTAAATCAAACATTTTAATATACTCAGCTAGGTGTAGTTCTGAATTGCCCAGAACGATATGTATCTTCGCGTAACTTACCGTCACCAAGATTCTTTAACAACGCTAAAGACTGTAGGGACGTTTTTTCGTATAAAGCTACCATGTCCGGCTCACCTTTCATAAATCGTATTGCCTCTACCAACGCTCCGTTAAGCAGTGCAGAGTCAAACTCGGTGCCTAACCACGTAGTACCAGCAGTGACTATTGATTCAGGATAGTACCCATAATGTAACTCTACATCGTAGGTATTAGTAGGCGTTGGCCCCAACAAAAAACTATTCTGGCTAAAATAAGCATAGTGTTTTGGTACCCCTGTGGTGGTAACAATAGGGTACGCCTCACGTATAAAATTAACATCTTTATTTATTAGGTACGTAAATGACCCATTAGAGTCAATTACTGCCAAACTGTAAGTATACAGAAAATCAGTAACGGGTACTGTTAGGTATTGATTACTTGCTTGAGTACGCCCTGTTACGTTTTTACGTAGCGCGGGTATCTGAACTGCGTTATATATCTTCTGCTCTGCCTGCTGCGTAAACATAGCAAGCTGCGCGTCTGTAAATGAATTTTCACAGATGTCCTCGATATTGGTTTTCAGTTCAGTATAATTCATAAATTACGCCATAGGGCCGCGTGCGTACAAGCCTTTAGTAGCAGCGCCAGTACCACGTACTTTTACTTTACCACCCTTTGCGTAGCTCATCTTAGCCATACCACCTTTATTCATCTTTTTAAAATCGGCACCAGAAATCTTACCGTCTTTATTCTTGTCCATTTTGGACTGCTTGCCTTTAAGCATGTCAATGATCCTATAAAATAGTTATTGTTACTTGCCCTATACTACCATTTATTAATAATATGTTGGGAGTTAATCCAAAAATATCTAACCCTCCCCCTACAGGACTCCAACCCCACTGTATGCCTCGACTACTAGTATCACCTGACTCGCCTAGACTTTGGTCTGTACGGGGGTCACGTAACGCTTGAGGATCATTTACAGGGAATTCTCCTAGCCGCAATTGCGGATGATCTCCATTCCAACATTCGGGGCACGCCTTTATGTTGGTATTATTTCCTTTCCTGATCAGGTCTTTTAATTCTCGCAGTTTATACTGAAACCCACACACATCACAAAAGGCTATAGCTTTGTTGCCTGAAGCAAACGGACTGCCCATGTTTACACGTACCCTATACGCGGTACAAACCTAGCGGAAGTCTTTTCTCTATCTTCCCCTGCGGCCATCTCAAACTGTTCGTCGTAGACCGACTTTAGCATAGGTACTCGTTGTGCCATGTCAGGTAGTTTTAACGCTATGTAATAAGCCAATCCCGCTACGAGACAAGGGAAAAACCTAAAGTTCATATCTGCCGTCTCTATACCACTGCCAGCATCTTGTATTCTACGCATACGCCAGTAGTACAATATATAGTTGTTGTTGTCTGGTATAGGCCACACGTTTACTTTAGGGGCATCACGAAGACGCTCAATATATAGCTGTATTGGTCTACCTTGTGATAACTTGTTAGGGATAGCCGCGTAAGTACTTACGCTAATACGACTTATGGTAAGGTCAGACTGAGTAGCCGCGTTGCCATTTCCTGTACGTATTTGATGCTCCAACAAGTCTATAGTATCTTCGGGTAATTCATAAGGAGTAGTCTGCCCTGCTACTAGCGCCAGTGTGCCCTCCTCTATAGTCCACATGTTAATTCCACGGTTCTGCCATTCTATAGTGAGTAGGTTCATAGAACGTCGCGCAGTACGCAGGTCATATCCAGAACGCATCTCGCGGCCCGCACGTTCAAATGCTTCTTCAGCAATCTCCGTGAAGTCCATATTAAATGAAGCAGTACCTGATGTAGCCATATTACTTACCTAATTTTTTCTTAACGGGCTTTACCTTAGCTTTAACTTTAGCCTTGGCAGAAAGCTCATTCATATGAAATAACTTTACACTGGTTTTAGTGTGAGACTTGTTAGTATGCAGAGTGCCATCAGCCATCTTGTGACTAGAACCCTTGTGCTCAGTACCGTCTCTTTTATAGTGTTTTACACCTTTCATACTTTGTGTCCTTATCTCTTGGTAGCTGTTACGCGTTTAGGCTTACCTGCTGGTTGTCCTAGTTTTTTCTTCTCTGCTACTTTCTTTGCTTTCTCGGCGCTAGACATCTCGCCAGAGGTCTTAGGAGTCTTTCCAGATACTCTCTTAGAAGGACGGCAATAAGGTGTTTCTCGTTTGTCGCCTTTCTTTCTACCACAAGCCTTGCCAGTTTTAACGTCCTTCCAGTCCTCTTGGAACCAACGCTTTAACGAGGCTCCTTTGGCTGTTTTACGTATCTTACCACCAGACTTGTAGTATACACGCATTACTTACCAGCCTTCTTCTTCCGGCACTTAGCAATAGCTCCCGACGCATACGCTGACGGGAACACCTTATATTGCTTCTTGACCTTAGTATAGCAAGCGTCTTTTACTGTACCGCCTTCCTTATACCCACAGCCACAGCCGCTTTTATTGTAGTAACGTCTCATTAACGCATCTTACAAGCACGTACGCCTTTCTTAGCCATACCTGAGCCACGAACCGTCTTGCCTTCCTTATACGCTTTAGCCATTCCGCCACCCATCATCTTCTTAACAGGTTTTTTCTTGGTCATTCCGCCGCTCATCATCTTCTTAACAGGCGGCGTGGCCTTTTCCTTCTTCTTCTTATCCATAGCTGCTTTTTGCTGCGCTGGAGTCATCATATTAAATATCGCAGCTTCTCGCTTACGAGCTTCTTGCTGCTCTGGAGTCAGCGCATCAAACTCTTTTTTAGAGGGAACCATTGGTACATTATCCATTTATATCACCATTTAACTTTATCGGCCCAATAAGCTGCGGAGGATTTACCCTTAGCAATGTTCTTACCGTGCCTAGATTTAAAAGATTTGCGCTTAGACTTCATTTTAGCAGACTCGCCTTTCTTAGGTTTACCCGCAGTGCTAGCGCCCTGTTCACCAAAACGTATTACCTTCTCTTTACCATTCTCACACGATTTAACTACGTGAGACTTCTTAGGGTGAGAAGGCGTACGCTTGGGGGAGTTGCAAGACATACTCTTCTTGTCAACTGAACCCCCTTTTTTGTAGTACTTACGCATAGAATAAAGTTATAGAAGACATGTTTACAGGAGAATAATCTACATACCCCCCATCTTTAAACAGTATTCCATCGTCAGGTATGTCAGGGTATTCAGAACTAGTAGCAGAGCCTACCGTAGCAAATTGCATACGAATAGTTCCTGTAGGACTAGTCTCCCTAAATGTAATAGTGCCTGCTGTACCTGTATTAACAGCATACAAACCCTGTAATCGTAATCTACCACCAAATATGGGGGCTACTACGCTGTTAGAAGTACCTGCACTTACATTATTCGCGGGATCGCCCACTGCTGTAATAGAGGTAATAGAAGTCCAGTACCCAACACTAGTAGATACACCACCATCAGTACCTGTGAGACTTTCTGTAGCCGCATTTCCTAGCTGGTCTAGCCCAACAATAGTAAAGGAAATAGCGTCATCATCCCCAACGCAAGTGATAGTAATCTTTCTAGCAGCGTCAAGTGTAAAAGGACTCCCCCCAACAATTGAGAGGGCAGCATTGTTGCCTACCCCCGCAGCAAGGGATATAGCCGTTGCACTCGCTACTGCCGCAGAAATAAATGTCGATTGAATGTCAGAAGAAAAAGACATAATCTACTCCTTACGGTTGAATTGTAGTGTTAAACGCCTGTGCATACATTACGGTTATACGGACAGACCCTGCGTTAGTAGCCGCTGAACCCGTTATATTAAGACGTAAGTCTGAAGTGCCCGTGTTGCCCCACGCTAAGGTTCCACCGCCAGAAACACCAAGTGGCTTAATACCAACAGTAGTGCCTGATGCCAATGTGTTTATAAACGTACTAGCTCCACCACCAACCTGACCAACACTAATGTTTGTTGTTGTGTTTGCGGCACTAACCATGTCAACAATAATGTTAACAATTTTGGAATTTGCGGGGATTACTATGTTTGTTGCAACGGCGGCAACTGCGCCACCCGCAAGGGTTTGCAATGCATCTTGGCACGTAACTACATAGCCTACGTTAGCAACGTCAGTGCCTACAGTTGTGCCTATAGTGTTTCGGATGTTACCGGCGCGGATAGGGCCGGAAAAAGTGGTATTAGCCATTATAGAATTCTCACATGTGAGTTGAGGAGAATCTGTCTACATGTCGTCAGTCGGGTCTGTCAGATTCACCGGATTGTTTCCCGATACAGGCAAACATATCACAGTGTGTGGCTTTAAGTCAACAATAAAAAAGGGGGCCGAAGCCCCCTTAGTACAGCGTGTTACTACGCGATTAAGCGCCGGGCGAACCGTAGATACCTAGTGGATCAGATACACCGAACGAGTAACGCTCACGAGCCTTATAACGGCTGTTACCAGTGTCGAAGTCCGCGTCCATAGAAGTAGCCATTGGGCTACGAACGAAGTGCTTCAAACCATTAGGTACGTCAGTCATCATAAACCATGCATCAGTATCAGTCAGGTAATGGTTAATTGCATAACCCTGTGGAACGGCACCATTGCTCATAATAGCGTTAATGTCGTTGTCCGCAGTTCCTACGCGGCCTTCAGTCTCAAGCAAACGAGTTGCAACAAACTGTAAGGAAGGTGGGATAACTAGCTTCTTAGGCTTGGCCGCGATCAAAAGACCACGCTCATCGGTGTAGCCAGCAATCTGAATGATAGCTGCTTCCAAAGAAGTTTCGTTAAGGTCGGCTGCAACCGCAGGACGGTTAGAGTTAACACCGCCGTTAACCAGTGGGTGAGCAGTAGAACAAAGTACTTGTCCGTCGCCATAAGTACTAGCAGCAGCAAAAGCGTTGTTAAGAATATCAGCGCCTTTAACTTGCTTAGTGTACGCCATTCCACGAGCTAGTGCTTTGGTGTAACGAGATGACAAAGAGTCATACAAGTTATCTTCAATCGCTTCTTCAGTGATTGAGAAACCCATTGCAACAGTTTCGTGAGTGTAGCGTGCAGTCCATGCTTCTTGAGCATTATCATACTCAATTGCAGAACCTTCTGATTTTGTTGGAGCTGAACCAAAACCAGATAGCTTAGTTTCTTCTTCAAAAGAACGATCAGAGGTTTCAGTCTCGAAAATCTCTTTATGCTCTTCGCCGTATTTCGCGTACTCTAGGCCAAACAATGCGTTTAGTCCGGGGAGTAGCTCTTTTAGTAATTGACTTCTTGAAATAGCCATCTAGTTATTCTCCTACGATGCCGGTACCAAACTGGTGGTACGGTAGGTTAAATTTAACCAAGACATCAGTCCTAGCGTCGCCAATGGTAGAACCAGTTTTAGTTACAAAACCGATTACTTTGAAAGCTCTAGATGCAGTCGCAGTAGTAGCGTCGAGTGCAATATTAGACTTACCAGTAGTAGTGTTTACAGAAGTTAAAGCATTCTGTGCGCCAGTCAAAGGAGCATTGTGACCAAGAGCAGTCTGAGCAATAGCAGCGTCAGCTTGTACTTGGAAAGTTACGCCCGGATCGACTATAACATAAGCAGTAGCGTTAGCAGTGCCTGAAGGGTAAAACTGAGCAAATATCAATTGACCTTCAGCATTGATGTATTCACAACCAACAAACACGCCTAGTGCGCCGATAGCGTTACCACCAAGGTTGTTATTAGTTGCGTCTGCGCCAGTGCCAGAAGCTAGTTGAACATAACCTGCATTGATCTCTACAAGAGAACCGTAGCCAATATTTTGAGCTACGCCAGCAGGAGTAATAAGAAAAGCGTCACGAGCACCCGTATAAGGGGTACCGTCAGCTTTACGTACGGGAACAAACCCGTAAGGAGCGGCTGTAGTTGCCATTTTATTTTACCTATAAAAAATTTAGTTTAAGTTCCCTTACCAAAGGTAACTTTCGATTTCCGCTCATTAAATAGCGGCATACGTGGATCATTTTCCCGCATTAGGCTGTTATCAACTGACTGCATTTGCGCTTTACTCTGGTCAGAGTAATAAGTATTGCGCTCTTGAGCTAGTTCTTCTGGAGCCTTGCATAGCATTAGTCCACCGATTATCAAGTTATCTTTGAACCTTTCGTTCTCGATAGTTACAAGAGTAATCTCTGGGTGGTCTGACGCTTTTACTGGCTCCCAGCCTTCGCGTATCTTTGAAGAAACATTGGTAGCATCAACAGTACCCTGTGTACTTACACGAATCCAACGAAATACGTAACCCGGCTCAGGATTAGGGGAAGGTAATAATTCCGGCTTAGTCCAAGCTGCTTTACGGGCCGTTTTTTCACGGGTGGTATTTTCACGGTTAATTCTGTTATCAGCCATTATATTTTCCTCATCTCTTCTTCAGCAACCTTTCGGGCGTATAGTTCAATAGGTACTCCAAGTTTTTTAGCAATAGCTACCTGTGTTTGCGTTAATCGCACCTTTTTGGGTGCTGTGCTCCGCGTTGCGGGGGCAACCACATTTGACTGTCGCTTACTTGTCTTAACCTCTGGTTCTTCAATTTCCCCAAATTCTTCGGGGAAGGTATTCCGCATACGAGCATCAATGCCCTCGTAGTATTCATCGCTAGTGGTGTCCACACCTTGCTTAACTAGCTTACTGTGTACACCCATAGCATAAGCTGTCATCTCGTCATCGGAACCGAACCAAGAATTTTCATTTGCCCATTCGGACGCTTTGGCATCTGGCGGAGTCGGAGCTTCTTGTGGTATTTGTACAGGAACTTTAGCTTCTTGTAAAGGCTCTGGCGCTATATTCTCTAACTTATCCGCCTTTATCTTAGCATTGGTTAACCTTTCTTGTGCATCTAGTAGCTTATCGGCATTACCATCTTCATACGCGCTTTTATACTCCCGTTTTGCAAGTAACATTTCTCCGGTAGCGCTTCTCTTAGCGTGTTCTAGCAAAGCTGCTTGGCTTTTACCAACACTGCCTTTTAATTGGTTATTCTCATCAACAAGAGCTTTAGCGTAGGCTTCCATCTCTTGACGTTCACGTTGAGATGCTTCTTTAGCCCGTCGTTCGTCGTGATAGCCTTTGCTGAAGTGCTGTATACGCTTACGTACCTTATCTGAGTAATCTTCTAACTCATCGTCGGTAAGGTCTTCTGGGGGTTTAGATGCTTTACGCCCCCTATCCGCTTTAGGCGTGTCATCTACAACTTCAACTTCAACCTCGTTATCTTGCTCTTGTTTAACTGGCGTTTCTTTTTCTCCCATAGCTAGGGCGCTAGAACTTTCTACTTCTACTTCTATGCCTTCATCAGCTTGATCATCAGGAAAAGTGTACTCTACTTTTTGAAATCCCATTACTTACTCCTCACACTCGTGTAACGCCACGAGGATCGCTTACCACTGCTTCAATTGAGTCGTCGTTCATCAGACGATACTCAACACCACCTACTTTAAAACGTGTGCCTGTATTGGCACGAAACATAACGTAGTCTCCAGCCTTACACCAAGCACCCGTAGGGAACCGCTCTTTATCCGAATACGCTTCCTTACCCATGTCGAGCACAAGCCCGATGGTAGACATGATGTATTCGTTATGCATTTCCTTACTAGACTTAATAATGCCGCTTTCGCCGTAGGTATCATCTACTTGCGGCATGGCTACTAGGACTCGGTATCCCACAGGAGCAGGGATTTGATGTTCGAGTTCTTCTTCGGTTTCCGCTTCTTTTGTTGCGATTGATAAATCAGTCATTGTCATCATCCAAATAATTACGCGAGAGGTCGTTTACATGATTCAAACAGGAAGTGAGACCTCGTAGCATTCCTGTTATTTCTTTGTACTGGGCGAAGTCTTTAGCTCCTCCATTACCTAGAAATTCTTGCGCGGAGGACATGTCGTCCTCGATTTTCTTTTTAAGCACGTCTAAGACGGTAGTAGCCATATTTATTCCTTGTTACGTTTGTTTGCTGTTTCTACGGAAGTTTTCATAACGTCTATTTCTGTTTTTCTGGCATCTTTACGTCTGTCCGCCGCCATCTTCGCCACAGTTTTCTCAGTGTCTACCTGCAATTCTTGGGCTTCAAGTTGTAGTTGCTGTTGGTCTATAGCAATGTCAGCTTGATCTTTCTGAGATTTACGTTGTAGTTCTGCCTGCCTAAGTTGCATATCCATTTGATCTTTCTGAGATTTACGCTGGACTTCTTGCTGTTTAACTTGTAGTTCCGCTTGTTGCATTTGTACAACAGGGTCTTGCTGTTTCTTCTGCGCTTCTTTTTGTGCCGCTTCTTGCTGATGCTGGGCTGTAAGTTGCTTACCACCTTCCGCTATAAGTCGTGCTAGCTGCACTTCTGTCTCTGCGGTAAGTTCTTGATTGGGTGGGGGTAGCGGTGCGCCAAGTTTTTCTTCCATCTGGGCGCGATACCTAAATCCTAGATGTTCCGCAATATGCGCTTGTAGCGCCGACATTATTCTTTTAGCTTGAGGGTTCTGTCCAATAGTCTGCGCAATCAGGGGGTCTTGCATGAACGATTGGTGTGCTTGCATATGGGCTTCGTGATCTTGAGTTATAAACGCTTTTATGGGGGTGCCAGTTAAGGCGTTCATGTTCTCACTTACGGGATCGGTAGGCTTTACGTCATCTTCTGTGGGCACTAACTTGTCGGCGTTCTTAACTCCTAACACTTCAATCATCTGACGGTGTAACTGAGGTAGGTTGTATATTTGAGGTGCCTGTTGCGACATCTGTAACACTGCTTGATACTGTACTACCCGTTGCGCCATTGTAGAACTATTAGGATCACTTACGGGAACTACATCAACCATAGAGTAGTCAGATTTACGTGCTGATACCTCTCCTCTGTTAGGCTGGTAATCGTACTCTTCAGAGGCTTCTTCCGCCATGATAGCCTTGAGCATCTTAAACTCTAACTTCATAGCGTAATGGACTCTCGCCATTACCGCAGCCATAGGCTTTAGTGTTCGCTCTAGTAACGCCAATGTAGTACCTACTGGGGCGTTAGCGGACATGTCGGATATGTCCATATCAGCAATAGCGCCTAGGCGACGGCCTTCCGTAGTAATCTGGTTGAGCAAAGCTAGCAGAGTTTGACTCGGCTCCTTATAAGGAAGGGGCATAATGTTTTCGCGGATGCTACCGGATGGTACATCTACGTCTTTAAACTCGCCCGGCTCTATAGGAGTATCATCGCCTTTAATGCGTAGCCCACGAGATTTTAGACCCCCCGGAAGGTTAGATAGCGTACCAGCGTCCACCAATTGCCGTATAATAGACGTTCCGGCTTTAGCGTACCCCCCTATTATATGTATCAGTCCAAGGCCGTAGAAGCCAAATCCGGGCACATATACGTAGTGTACGAAATGTTGACGCTTTAATGTTAAGTCGTCTTCCTCGTTCCAGTTACGGCGAATAGCTAGTACTTCTTCTGTCCCACGCTCTATGGTTACTATGTAAGGTTTTGCTATCCCATCTTCGTCATCCAAACCTTCGATTATTAAATCGGCATGAATTTCATATATAGTGTATCGCTCGTCGTCGGTGATGTCATACCCACCTTCTTCGGCCTTACGTTTCTCAATGTCTGTGTGGAACGGTTCGGGGTCTCCCAACTCAACCCCAGAATAAAAACCGCTTACTTGTAGCTTCATTACATCATTTTTGGTCTTGCGCATGACGTGACATACGCGCTCCGCTGACTCTATGTTAGATGCGCCATAAGGCACAATAACGTCTTCTGCGGGGATATAGATAGCTACTTGTCTACCCATATTAGGGTCGAAGTAAACCTTCTTAAACGCCGATCCTGCAAGTCCTAGGCTATATAGCATACGCTCATGCTCTGGACGATACTCAACCATGTTCTCTGTAAGCTCGTAGTTCATGTCCGCTTTTACGCGTTCAGAGGCTTCTAATTTTTCTTTTGTCTCCTCTCCGAGAATCTTAACTCTTACAGGGCCAGCGGCAGGAAAAGTCTCGCTCATGGTCTCTGCTTGGAACCGAATGGCTGCTTCGGCTAAAACAGTAGAGTTCACGCCACACGCGCCTTGCCAAGGAGTAGTACGCTCCTCATGCTTAAATCCTAGGATGTCTAGCCCTTTAACGTAAGTATCTGCCCAGTCTTTACGGCTCTCTACGTCAGAATCAACTAACCCTATTAAGTCACTCACTAGCTCATTTAGAAGTCCTTCATCTAAAAAATTTACTAGGTTAGCGTCAAATTCCATCTCGCTTTCTTCAAGCCCCGGAATTATAGTGATCTCCATGCTACCGTCAGATAGAGTGACCATTTCAGGATCGACTATCTCTATCTCCAGTCCTTCTTCCATCATCTCGCCTTCTAACCCTTCTTCCATCTCTTCGCTTTCGATGCCTTCGGGGGCAGCATACAAACCTTTCTCAATTGCCATGATCTAACCTCTTAATAAAACCCGCTACCGCGATGTTTAAAATATTTAATTTCTTCTGGCTCATCAGTAGGTAAACGTATAAAGCCGCCTTGCCTGAACCGCATAAGTGCCATAACTGTCGAATCCACTAGATCGTCGTGGCTCATAAAGGGAAACCCCGCGATCTCTTCTACTACTTCTTCTGCCCATCTAGTCTGGGGAACCCAACATAGACCTGACTGTACAATATCGGATACAGAGTTTAGACGTGCTAGCTTATCACCAGAACCCCTATGAGGAGTATATTCTTGTACAAGCAGCCCCATACGGCGCATTTCTTGGTACAAAGCTACACCAGAACTCTTTTTCTCTACTATGAAAGCGTCTGGTTCCCAGTCTGTATATTGCTGCATAGCTAACTCTTTAAGCTCATGGAACTCCATACGCTCTTTTATACTATTAAGCAAGATTATATTATACGCTGAAGTCTCCTCATTAAGGAAGACTCCCCACGTAGTAAGTGCAGTATAGTCGGCACGATTGTGTTTCTCGGCTGCGGAGTCTAGCGACATGATTATGTACTCGCAAGACGGAGGCCGTTCCTTCTCCCACTCGTTCCACCACTCTCTTTTAACTAGCGCGGCTTCTTCAGCAGTGGGCTGCTGCTGGTACTGAGCGTTCCACTGGAACGTAGGCATGGATGCCTTGGTACGTAACAGGGCCTCAAGGTCAAAGAACTCAGGCCACAGGGGCTTCTGTATGGGCTTGCCTGTGTCTGGGTCATCTACATCTAATATAGCGGGGAACTCTATGACCTCATACTGGTCAGAGCGCTCGTTCTGGGCCATGTCCTTAACAACACGCCCTGTTAGGTCGTCCATGTGCCATCTAGTCTGGATAATAGCTACACTACCCCCCGGCATTAGGCGCGTACGAGCACCGAACGTGAACCACTCATATGCCTTCTCAAAGACAACAAAGTTACCATTAATCACGTCTTGCTCTGAATGGGGATCATCCACCAACAATAAGTGAGCACCACGGCCCGCCAGTGCTGAACCAACACCACATGCGTAGTACTCTCCACCTACACTAGTATTCCAACGACCCGCTGATTTGGAGTCACTGGCTAGCTTTACAGTGGGGAATATGGCCTGATATTCGGGTGTAGAGATCAAATTACGTACTTTACGGCCAAAATCTACCGCTAAGTCGGTTGTGTGCGACACCATCATTACTTTCTTGGTAGGATTACGCCCCAAATACCACGCGGGGAAGAAAATAGACACTAATTGTGACTTACCGTGGCGCGGAGGGATGTTTACGCAGGCTCTATCCTTTACCCCACTCTCAATTTCCATGAGTAGGTTAGCCAAAATGCGGTGGTGCTTGCCCACAATGAAGTCAGGCATCATAGCTTTGCAGAACGCGATCAAATCGTCATAGGATAGCTGGTTCTGTTTTCTAGAAGATAGCTCATCTACAAGTCTTTCTATTTCTGCCGCTTCGTCGGGCGTAAACTCATCAATATTGTCCAGCATATGCCGGATTTCTGCTTGAGTAAAGTCCTCAGACGTGCTAGGCATCCTTACTTACCCCCAATTCCGCGTCTAGGTCAATGATTTCGCCGTCTAGAACGACCTCTTCCGCCGGATTTACTAGTTTTTCTAGCTTCCTACGCAGTTTAGCCTTCAAATCATCTGTTGACTGATGTGTAACAGTAACTTCAGACTTCTCTGCGAACAGTCCTACGTCCGAAATCTTACCCAGTAACTCCAACGCTCGAATACGTACGCGTGGATCGGGGTTCTCGGTCTCTAGGATTAGCTTATTGGTTACTAAGTGACGCACAGAAACGGCTGACTCCACTACAGAGGCACCAAATTCCGTGAGTATGTTGCCTGTAAGCACCAGTGAGGCTGGGGTCAGGTTAGCCATACGTTTGTTTGTTGCTTTCTTAGACGTCTTTTCAGGGTCGTCGGCATACGCTATGGCAAGTTTAGCTGCCACGTCTTCGTCTTCTTTATTGGGTTTAAGTTCTAACCCGTGTTCTGCTAGCTCTAAGGCCGTTGTTTTAGCTGCTTGCACGCGGACATTCAAGTCCACCGTAGGATCGTCATCAAATAGCGGAACCCCAGTTTCAGGTTCGAGTTTAATAGTCATATTGTAATCGCAGGTTGTTAAACCGGAGCGCCTTTGTAACATACTTGTTATCTAGAAACAAGCATACCATTTATGGTATGACCTCCATGAATATTATGCATTTCCGATCATAGGCGATACTTACTATAATAGCGCCTCTTTTACCCCCTACTTACTTCGAGGTTATTTTGTGTTTAGTTTTACTTTATTTATTGTTTCTGCGTGTATCATCACAATCGTAGGACTTCTTGTTATTGCAGTTGAAGACGGTCTTCCATTCTAAATGTCTTGAGCCTATGCAGACCCTCCGCCATTTTTTCTTCAGTGAACGTGCGGGGGGATATTTGCGAGCCAATTCTATTCCCCAACTCATCCAGCGTCTTTACAATTACCCTCTCCTTCTCTAACGCAACAAACATATAAAAATCTGCTACCTTTGACGTACGTAGGTTAAAGGAATACCTACGGCGAATACCTTTCTTCCTACCCAATTCAAGCTCGTAGGCAGACTTTACCTGTAGGGTAAACATAGTGCCGTCGTGTGACTGGCACCACAGGTCTACGCCGGAACGATCTACATGGTGGCACTCTATGCCATGCTTCTCCAACGTGTACATAGCGAAGAATTCGCCTATCCTTCCCGTGCAAGTACTAGATTTAAGAGTATTCATGGG